AAGCAATTAAACCTGTCAATCAATTAAGAATGATTGAAGACGCAACTGTTATTTACAGAATTGCAAGGGCACCTGAAAGAAGAATATTTAAGATTGATGTAGGTAATTTACCTAAAGTAAAAGCTGAACAATACTTACGAGATGTTATGGCAAGATATAGAAATAAACTTGTTTATGACGCCTCAACAGGAGAAATCAGAGATGACAGAAACTATATGTCAATGTTGGAAGATTTTTGGTTACCGAGTAGAGAAGGTGGAAGAGGTACTGATATTACTACTTTGCCTGGCGGTCAAAATCTAGGAGAAATTAACGATATTGAATACTTTAGAAGTAAACTTTATCGTTCTTTAAATGTACCAGTTAGTAGATTAGAAAGTAACTCTGGTTTTAATATGGGCAGAGCCTCAGAAATTACTAGAGATGAACTTAAATTTACAAAATTTGTACAAAGATTAAGAAAGAAATTCACAGAATTATTTAATGATATTTTAAGAACACAATTAATTCTTAAAGGTATTATTAATGAAGAAGATTGGCAATCTGTAAGAGAAAGTATTACATATGACTTCTTACAAGACGGTCACTTTGCAGAATTAAAACATACTGAAATGATGAGAGAGCGATTAGCTTTAGCAAATGAAATGCGTGATTATATTGGTAAGTTTTATTCAGTAGAATATGTGAGAAAAAACATTCTGAAACAAAACGAAAGAGAGATTGAAGATATTGATAATCAAATCAAAAAAGAAATTGATGATGGTATTATATCTGCTCCGACCGCTGATGTTACAGATACAACTTTATAGGAGATAAATTATGTCAGAAAATACAAAAGCATTTATTGACAACTTGGAAGCTGGCAACAATGCAGACGCCGGCGAAGCATTTAAAAGTGCATTAAGAGATAAAATGGGTGACGCCTTGGACGCTAAAAGACAAGAGTTAGCGGCTAGTTTGTTTAATGGAAAAGTTGAGGCACAACCAATTAGTGACCCTAAACCAGAAATTGCTGAACCAGGTACATTTACACAAGATGGCCAAGTACAGACAAGTGCTGATATGGCAAATGACGGTAAAGCTGAGATAGAGATTGCAGGTAATGGCGAAACTGAAGCTCAGTAATATTGTTGAAAGAGATTTATATATCGACTCGGATTCTTTTAGGTCTTTAAGTCCAAAAATGAAAGACGCAGTAAAAGAAATCTTTGAAAGTATTAAAGATAATACAGACGATATAATTAAAACTTTTGAAGGCGCTGTAGATAAGGTGGCCGAACATTATAATATTAACACAAAAATTCTTTATGATTATTTTGATAAGGAATTAGAAGAACAATTAGGAGAATAAAAATGGCACAGACTTTTATAGTTAAAGGAGATGTCGTTACTAATCCAAGTGTAAATAATTTTGGTAATGCTCATTTTGTTAGAGTAACTGCTACTGCTGATACAACAGGAACAGTTTTTGAATCAGATGGTACTACTGAATTAGGTAAATTTTATTTGGAAGATGGCGACACAGTAATTATAGAAAAAGGCACTACCGACAAAATTACTTGCCCTACATCAAAAGCAAGTGCTGTTGGTTCGCCAAGAGGTTAATAAGTGACTATATCAACAACACAGTTAATAGATGATAACTTTAAAATTATTGTAAACTCTAATGGTGTTGGTGGTGAGTTTCAACAAAAGCTTGTTGATGTTGTAAATAGTAAAGACGCAACAAGTGAACCAAAAGTTTCAATTGCAAATATGCAGTATGAAATTTTAGGTACAGGTAATGTGACAGTCTTTTTTAAGAATGACACATCTAAAAAAGTAATTATATCTGGTAGAGGTAATTATGGCCTTAAACCAGATGAGATAAAAGTTAAAGACGCAATAGGCGATATATTTTTAAATAGTGATGACACAGTTACAAAGTATAATTTAGTAATTGAATGTCATAAAGAAGCGGGATACAAGTAATGGCAGATATAGTAACAACACAAACAATCGCAGATACAACTGGAGTTAAGTTTGTAGTCAAGTTGACAAACAACTCAGATGGTACTGGCGAAACATTAGTTAAAAAGGTTGACGCTTCAGAGCTAACTTTTATGAGTGAAGACGGCAATCGAAAAATTAGTAAGATATGGTATTCTATTAATACTGCTAATAATAAGTCAGCAGTAGAATTGATTTGGGACGGAACAACAAATGCAACAGCATTATCATTGTCAGGAAATGGTTATTGGGATTTAAGACCAGCTGGTAATGAGATACCAAACAACGCAACAGTACCAACAGGAGATGTACTATTATCAACGAAAAACTTTGCAAACGGTGATAATTACACGATTATTGTAGAGTTTAGGTAAAAAACCTTATAAATAGTTAGTACAAAGAGAGAACATATGAAACTAATATCGGAAGAAATTCAAAACGCAGAGTATCTTGTAGAAGAAACTGGCGGAAAAAAATCATATAAAATTAAAGGTATCTTTCTTCAATCAGATTTGAAGAACAGAAATGGAAGAGTGTATCCAAAACAAATTTTGGAACAGGAAGTGGCAAGATACAATAGAGAATTCATCAACAAGAAAAGAGCCTTTGGCGAGTTAGGACATCCAGACGGTCCAACTGTAAATTTAGAGAGAGTATCACATATGATTACATCTCTAACTCCAGATGGTGCTAATTTTATTGGTGAGGCAAAAATTATGGACACACCATACGGTAAGATTGTAAAAGGTCTTATAGATGAGGGCGCTCAATTGGGCGTTTCAAGTCGTGGTATGGGGTCAATAATTCAGCGTAACGGTGCAAACTATGTAAAAGATGACTTTTACCTTGCAACGGCGGCTGACATTGTTGCAGACCCAAGCGCTCCAGACGCTTTCGTAGAAGGTATTATGGAGAGCAAAGAGTGGGTATGGGATAATGGTAAACTTGTGGAAAGAGATTTAGAACTCTGGAAGCAACAAATAAGAGAAGCGAAACAAAGAAAATTAGACGAAGTTAAGTTAAATGTCTTTGAATCGTTTCTTAAAAAACTTTAGTTTTATAAATATAATTGTACAAAAAACGAAGGTTTTTTAATTAATTAAAAAATAGAGGAGATTTCTCAAATGGCCGAAACAGAAACAAAGATTGAGGCGTTGGAAAAAGAAGTGACTGAAGCGAGTGCTAACCCACAAGCTGACGCTCCGAAAAAGAATGCTGTAGCGGCTGAACCTACTCACCTTAGCAATGAGGCAGAGGATTTAGGAACAGCGGTAACAAAACCTACAGATTCTAATCCTGACGCAACAAAAAAAGTTAAGCCAGTTTCAGGCGATGCTCAACAAAAAAGTGCTGGTGCTGCTGACGCAATGCCAAAACTAAAAGAAGAGCAAGACGAAACTGTCGAGGAAGGTTCTGAGGAAATTATCGAAACTAGCGAAGAAGAAACAAAAGCGGAAGAAAAAGTTGAAGTAGTCGAAGAAGACGAAAAAATTGATGTGTCTGCTGATGTTGACGCTTTAGTTAAAGACGAAGATTTGTCCGAAGAATTTAAGTCGAAGGCTGCAACTATCTTTGAAGCTGCTGTTAACACAAAAGTTAAAGAAGCTAAAAAGAAAATGCACGCTGGATACGAAGAAAAACTTAAAGAAGAATCAGAAAAAGCAAAAAGCGAATTAGTTGAAAAAGTTGACTCTTACCTTGCATATGTAGTGGAAGAGTGGATGAAAGAAAACGAATTAGCTCTTGAGCGTGGAATTAAAGGCGAAATTGCTGAAGATTTCATTTCTGGTATGAAAAAACTTTTTGAAGAGCATTATATTTCAGTCCCAGACGAAAAATATGATGTACTAGAAGACCAAGCTTCAAAGATTGAATCGTTAGAAAAGAAACTTAACGAAGAAATCGAAAAGAATGTTGAACTTAACAAAGTAAAATCAGAAAAAAACAGAGCTCTTATTGTAAAAGATATGAGCGAAGATTTAGCTGATACTGCTAAGGAGAAATTCAACAAACTTGCCGAAGAGGTTGAATATACAAATGAAGAAGATTTTGTAGCAAAGGTTAAG